AAGATTTATTTAGACGTTAATAAATTAAGAGAATTTAAAGGTCACCATACTAACCTTTTAAGAAAAATGGGTCGAGAAAAAACAATGACTCAATCTCCACGTTATGGAGACCATGACACTTATAAAGTGTTGGGCGATGAAAAATATATTGAAGATGTGATTTATTACCCAAGAACGATGCCTTACGGAAGAAATGTTGAACCTGGGGCGAAAGTAGGTACTAGGAACGCCAACGCTCACTACGATCAGGAAAAAAAAGTTCTTAATCAGATTTATCATGCGCGTTATGGTAGACGTGCAGTCGATGGAAATCAGGGTAAAGCTTATGTTCTTCACGAAGGTCAAGCAGACATTCATCAAGCGACTTGGAAAGAAATAGGCCGAGGAACAGAGATTGTTAGAGTTAATCCTTTTAATAGGGAGCAAGAATATGCTCAGGCTAATTATAAACTAAACCAATTATTAGAACAAATGAAAGTAATTTCTAAGAACGCTAGACCCTCTGTTGGTGAACAAATAGAATTTAGGAAATTGGCTCAACAATTTGATGAAGTAAAGAAAAGGACTTTAAATGCTTCTAATCTGTCAACTAAAATGGGCGAACTAGACAAGGTTAATGTTCCTTTTTTACCTTTCATGGAAAGAGGGGTATGGGGAGATCACCTTGTTAAACATATGGCTAAAACAGCCGCAGAGGATGGAATGAAATGGTTTGCGATTAATCCTGTAGAAAGGGTTCATGCTTTAAAGAGAGCAGAGAATTTAGCTGAGGGTGCTGTAGGCAAACTAGGAGATTGGGAATTTTATGGAACTGCGGCAGGTAAAGGAGGAATGAGAGGGGTTAAGGCATGGTCCGAGATGCAAAAAAAGGCTATTCTGACTAATCCCAATATGACAGCAGTATTGCCCGAACGAATGAAAAAACTAGCGTTTCAGTATGATTCAATAGCTCAACCAATTAAAGTGGCTAAATCCGATCCCAACTTACCTTTTAAGATTATTACGAAGCATGACTTTAGCAGAGATTCAGCAGCCAAGGCTTTAAAATATACCAGAGCTCCTAGCGAACATGAAATGGCTTTTAAAACAAAAGACGAGGCCTTACAGTATGTAGTAGGCACGGAGAAAGTAGTCGTTAAAATGGAAGCTATGGACCCTCGTCTTTACTATGAAGCATTCGGCTTGAAAATTACCCCTCAAATGTTACAACAACCCTTTAAGCTTTATAAAAAAGAAGGTGGTCTAGTAGTTAATATGTTTAAGTGGTAATATAATAACAATTAAGGAGATATATATATCATGGCAAAAAAACTAAAAAAAGCTATCCTAGCTGGTTTAACAGCGTATGCTGGAGCTAAGATGTTAGGCGAAAAGCAAAAATCCGATTGGATTAAAAAAAATAACGCAGACGTTATGAATAAAAGATTCGCGGGAAAGTCTCATCTTGACAGATTCGTTGAAGATAAACTTACTGGAGACGGTAAAGGAATGGAAAGCGTTTACAAACCTAAACACTTTAAAAAACCAGAAAAGAAATCGTGGTTACCCGACTGGTTACCCAAGTGGAAGTGGGATGGAAGCGGAATTGGATTTAGATCCAAGGGTGGCAGCGCTAAAGGTTATAGCGGTGGCGGAGCTATCAATACTAGACTAAACGGCAAAGTAAAATTTAGAACTTACTAAGTAGTAAAACATGGCTGATGTTGAAAAACAGAATCAAGTTCTGGAAGAAGAAGGTCCAGCGACTGAGGAACAAGTTGCGGTCGAAGTTGAAAGACCTAGTGAAGAAGCTGTCAATGAAGCGTCTGAAGAAGGCACTCCTGAAGAGGAGTTCCACGCTAATTTGGCCGAGGATCTAGACGAACGCGTTCTTCAACGGATGGCGTCAAAATTAGTTGACGAATACCGAAGAGATAAAATTTCAAGAAAAGATTGGGAAACGGGTTATACTCAAGGTTTAGATCTTTTAGGATTTAAGCACACAGAGATGACCCGTCCCTTTCGAGGAGCCTCTAATGTTACCCACCCTTTATTAGCAGAAGCCGTTACACAATTTCAAGCACAAGCGTATAAAGAACTTCTTCCTTCCGACGGACCCGTTCGTTGTAAAGTACTTGGAGACGAGGATCAAGAAAAACAACAACAAGCGGATCGGGTTCAAGATTTCATGAACTATATGCTTATGGAGAAAATGGAAGAATATACTCCAGAAATGGATCAGCTTTTATTCTACCTTCCCCTAGCTGGATCAGCTTTTAAAAAAGTTTATTATGATGCTATTATGGAACGGGCAGTTTCTAAATTCGTTCCTGCGGAAGATTTAGTCGTTCCTTACTATGCAACCGATTTAATGGACTGTGAACGTATTACTCATAAAATTTCAATGAGTGAAAACGAGGTTCTTAAAAAACAAAAAACAGGTTTTTATCGAGACCTAGAATTAAAACCTGTAAACACAGGACAAAGCGATATTAAGAAAAAATATGAACAACTGGAAGGAATTGTTCCAACAGCAGATCGTCAAACCAATTTTAATATTTTAGAAATGCATGTGGATTTGAATATTGAAGAATTCACAATGGAAAACCCACCGAAAGAAGTTAAAATTCCTTATATTGTAACGATCGACGAAGGCTCAAGTGAAATATTATCCATTTATCGTAATTATGAACCTGAGGATCCTACCCACAGACGAAAAGAATATTTTATTCATTACAAATTTTTACCAGGCTTAGGTTTTTATGGTTTTGGCTTAATTCACATGATTGGTGGATTATCTAGAACTGCAACAACGGCTTTAAGACAACTTTTAGACGCTGGAACCCTTAGTAATTTACCAGCGGGTTTTAAATCTCGAGGAATTCGAATTAGAGATGATGATCAACCTTTTCAACCGGGAGAATTTAGAGATGTAGACGCTCCTGGAGGTAATATTAAAGATCAATTCCAAATGTTACCGTTTAAAGAACCTTCCGTAACACTATTTAACTTAATGGGCTTCGTTGTAACAGCGGGACAACGATTTGCATCGATCACGGACATGGCGACAGGTACCGATGTTCAAAATAGAGCGGTTGGAACGACGGTTGCGCTCTTAGAGCGTGGTTCGAGAGTCATGACTGCTATTCACAAGCGTTGTTATTACGCAATGCGTAACGAATTTAGACTTATTTCAAAAGTTTTTGCCACCTTTTTACCACCTATTTATCCCTATGCGGTTTATGGAGCGGATCGAATGGTCAAATCAAAAGATTTTGATGGTCGAGTAGACGTGATTCCAGTTGCAGACCCTAATATTTACAGTTTAAGTCAAAGAGTAACTTTAGCCAGCGAAAATTTGAAAATTGCGATGTCTAATCCCAATATGCACAACCTTCGGGAAGCTTACAGACGCGTTTATGACGCTCTCGGCACACGAGACATCGATAAAGTTTTAAAACCGGAACCTCCGATTGTTCCTAAGGATCCAGCGATTGAAAATATGGAAGCATTACAGATGAAACTTCCCAAAGCGTTTCCAGAACAAGATCATCAAGCTCATATAGCATCGCATACCACATTTATGGCTACTAGAATGGTACAAGTTAACCCAATGGTGTATGCTTTACTTCAAGGACACGTTTCAGAACATGTAAGTTTGCAGGCTCAAGGAGAAGTAGGAGCTATGATTCAAAATAGTCCTGAAATGCAACAAATGTTGGCTGAAGATCCTGAAGGAGCAGAAATTAAAGTTGCTGGAATGATTGCACAACGATGTGCAGAACTTACAGCAGAATTAGTTCAAAAAGAACAAATGGGTAAACAAAAAGATCCATTGGTTGCTTTAAAAGAAAGAGAATTAGATTTAAAAGCAATGGATATGCAAAGAAAAGCAAAAGAAAGTTTCGAAGACATGGAAATGAAAGATTCTCAGTTTGAAGAAAAAACAGATATTGATAAAATGAAATTAGAAGAAGATGAAGACCAAGCAAAAGAAAGAATTAGAATTGCAGATGAAAAAATTGATCAAACAGCAGTACTCGCTAGAGAAAAAATGGATCTAACTCGAGATATCGCTGGTGCAAAACTTCAAGTAGAAAGAATGAAAAAAGCAGCCGAAAATAAAAGAACTAAAGCAATGAGGAAAAAATGAAACAATCAAAATTAATTACTGTTCCTATTAAAGCACAATCTTCTAAAAAGCATCCAGTAGTTCATCTTGCTTACATTACAGATAAAGAACAAGATTTATTAATTAAAAAAGATTTATACGGTTCTTTAAAAGGAAAACCTAATAGAGGACCAGGAGGATTACCAAGTCTTGAAGGAGATTTTGGTCCTGGAGGTAAAGGAGACTATGAGCCAGCAGGACCAGATGTATCAAGTCATACAGCTACAGGTGAAGGTGGTCAAACGTATGCACCGACTCCAACAACATCCTCACATCATCCAGGTGGTGGAGATAAAAAAGTATCTTCATCTTATATTACCAAAAAAAACACTAGTTCTGTAAGAAAAAACTCAAACCTACTTAGTGCCGCAGCAAGCTATATTGGTAAAAAATTATTCAGTCCAAAGCCAAAAAAACCAATAGAGGAGAGAGCTCGAATACCCGATATGATGGATATGCGAAAAAGAAGAACAGTTGATATTTATCATGATCCAGGAGGCACGAAACACGGACCTGAAGTAGCAGGACCCACGACTACGACACTTGTTACAGCTCCCACAGCGGATAAAAGTTTTGGTCATCAATGGGATTTTAAAGCATATGATAATCAACAAGCAACCACAACACCAAATGTTTATGATTATTCAAAAGCCCCTTATGCTAAAAAGGGAAAAATGATTTATAAATATGCAACAGGACAAGAAGTTAAAAAAAGAAGTCTTCCTCCATCTAAAGGACTCGATTCTAAAGGCTTACCCGCTATTTTAGAAAATTCAGATTATTTTAAGAAATTGATAGGATAGATTATGGTGTGGCTTGGTATTACTAGAAAAGGGTTAGGTCTTTTAAGTAAGACAAAGAAAGCAAAAAAGATAAAGGAAGTCATTCGTGCAAAAGTGGTGAATGAAATCTTTCAAGGAAAGAAGTATAAATATGCTGGTAATCTTTGGAAGGCTAAACAACGCGCTCTTCCTGAAAATGTTAAAAAAAGTATTGCCAAAAAACAAGAAAAAATAAATGACATGATTTTTTCCGAACATCAATTAAATCAGGCCTATAAAACCTCTAAAAAATTTGGATCAGAAAAGAAAAGAGCCAAAGGAAGATATTTTACGACTTTTAAAGGAGGGCAGAACTAATGGCATGGTTTAGTTTAGCAAAAATAGCACTTCAAGCTGGAAGTAAAATTTACTCTAACCGTCAGAAGACAAAAATGGCTATGTCTGATGCACAATTATTGCATGCAGAACGCATGGCCCGAGGTGAGGAATCTTACCAAGGCAAACTTCTCGAAGCCCGACAATCAGACTGGAAAGATGAGTTCGTCTTGGTCATATTATCGGCGCCCATTATCGTTTTAATGTGGGCAGTTATAAGTGACGACCCGACAGCGATGGAGAAAGTAAAACTTTTCTTTGAATACTTTTCAACATTGCCAACATGGTTTACTAGCCTGTGGATTTTAGTAGTCGGAAGTATTTTTGGTATCAAAGGAACTCAAATCTGGAGAAACGGTAAAAAGAAATAATGCCTCTCACTGGAGACAGCGTTGAATATAATATTTTAAAAAACGCTTGTAGCCATGTTAAAGGAAACATTATTTTAACCTGTGAAATTGGAGTCCATGAAGGCATGGGTTCTAAAATTATTCTAGACGCATTTAAAGATAAAAAAGATACCTTTCACTGGCATATTGGTATCGATCCTTACGGTAATCTTAAATATAGGCATTACGATA